TGAACTAAAACCGGATAAAAGAGCAATTGCCGATGTTTTAAAATCCGGCGGTGCTATTTCAGGAGCTGAGCTTGAAGAGCGGCAAAACATGAGCGTAGGATAAAAAATGCAAATTATAACACCGTATACGCCTTGTACTGATCCGGAGTATATAAGAAAAGACGTTGTTGAAATACAATCATTTTTAATTTTTCTGTGTTGTGAAAAAAGCAATACAGAAAATCTTGACTTTGCAAGCCGTTAGTATTAAGATTGGGATACCCGTTCGCGCGGAAAAGGAAAATATAGCCCCAACCTGAAGAGGGTTCTACTGAGTGCAAAACTCTCCTTTCCTCCCTGCGCGAACTTCAGGGCGGGGCTTTTTATATTCTAAGGAGGCTGTACAATATGCAGTTAAAAAAGTGGGAAATAACGGAAACGTGCGTACCTCCGTTAGCAAGCTATGAACGGGAAAGCCTAAAAAATAGCATCCAGGAACACGGGCAACAGATACCTATCAAGGTGCTACCGGATGGGCGTATCATTGACGGTCATCACAGATACGCTATTTTAGGCGATACCGTAAAATATGAAGTTGTAGATATTGACGAGGCTACCGCTATAGTACTAGCGCAATCCCTCAACATGGATAGGCGGCAACTAAGCGGGGAGCAGATCCGCGAAATAAGGGAACGGCAGAAATCGCAAGCAATTAAGCTAAGAGGGCAAGGGAAAACGCAGGCAGAAGCGGCGAAGGCTGTAGGCGTTGCGCAGAACACGCTTAGCGGATGGGAAAAAGAACAACAGGGAAATATCACTAATGCAACAGGTTGCAATACTGATAATAATACCACAGAAGAAACGGATACAACTAATATCGCAGATGATAATAGTTGTATAGATAAAAAACTATCTAGTAACGATTGCAGGGTTAAAATATCCAAAAGCGAATACCCTAAAATATATGCTATGTACAAGGGTGGTATGACTCAGCAACAGATAGCAGACGAAGTAAAAGCAACTCAGCAAGCTATCGCTAAAATAATATGTATCGAAAAGAATCGGGAGGAAAAAGAAGAATCTAAAAAAAAGGCTAAGCAAGCCGAAGAATCTAAAATTAAAGATCAGGAAATTATTGTTAAGCCTGGCCAAGTATGGAAGTTAGGAAAGCACTTTTTATACTGCGCGGATATAGACAGTATTGATATTAGCACGCTTGGAGTAACCGCAGTTATTACAGACCCGCCTTATGGCATACAGTATAAACCAGACTGGAAAAAGTGGGACGGTAGCGAATCGGATTTTAAAGAAATAAAAAATGATGATAAAATTATTGATTGCTCTAGGTATTTAGAATATGAAACGGTGTTGCTTTTCGGTGCTGAAAATTATTTACCTAATATCTCCGGGGGGTGGTTAGTATGGGATAAAAGGCTTGACGAAAAAAAAGATAATATGATCGGATCGCCTTTTGAAATGGCGTGGTATAAAAGCCGGTCAACAGATAGAAAAAAAATAATGATTAGAGTACTGCATGGCGGCGTTATTAATGATGATTCTAAAAACGGCAATAATGAAAAGAGAATACATACAACTCAAAAGCCTGTTAGACTTTTTACGGAAATACTAGAGCGCATCACTGAAAAGAACGATGTTATTCTCGACCCTTTTTCAGGCGGTGGTACTACTCTAATAGCCGCAGAGATAACCGGAAGGAAATGTATTGCAGTAGAGATAGAGCCGGAATACTGTAAGTTTATAATAGACCGCTATGTTTCAACATATAAAACGGAGGCTATTTTATGGCAGGAATAGAGCGGATAAAAATTATATCCGGATGGAATGACAGCAATATAAAAAAGAGCATGGCGGGTGAACCATTTACAAATTCTGTATATTTTACTGAATTTGAAAGGGTTGGAATGCCGCTTTTAAATAATGAAGTTGTAAACACGGAAGTAAGCAAGGATGGTCTAAAGGCGCGGTATGACTTTCAAGAGGGTATAGATATAATACTCACATTTAAGGATCATACTAGAGCTACGCTTCAAGAAAAAATATTGGATACTAAGTATGATACGGCAACATTTGAGGAATATAAAAAAAATGGTGAGCTTGGTGATTGGTATAGATGCACAGCTCAATTATATTTTGTTGGGTATCTCTCAGAAAATTGGCAAAGCTTAAGATGCGGTATGATGTTCAACCTTGCCGAAGTGCGGCGGCTTAGTATGAACAATAAAATAAAGTGGACCATCAGAGATACTAAGTATCTAAACAGAAATACTGGCTTTAGATTTTTTTATTTTAATGATATACCAGAGAGTGCGGTAATTTTTAGATTTTAAATTTTGACGAGGAGTAATCAATATGTGTATATTTTCAAAGTATCTAAAACCTCTTGATACTCAAAGGGTAAACGAGCGGGGAGTTATGACCTTGGCGCGTTTACTTTTTACCCCACCTAATCGCGGACAATTATCTTGACTTATCGGAGCAATGATGTATATTTGCATCATGGACAAACGGCAAAACCATAAAATGAACTTTACCCGCTATCCCGATGTCATAGGCTTGCCGGCCTGTCCAGCATCCTTGCCGGCCTGTCCAGCATCGGGGGCGGGGTTTTATTTGGAGGCAGGGAATGGTTGATTTAGAAAAATTAGAAGAAATTTTACAATCATACGCTGATACATCAGAATATTTTAATATTTTATTGTATCATTTAAAAGAGTATGAAAAATTGAAACAGCATTTAGAAGATAATACACTATGTGAAAGTTGTATATATAAAAATAGATGTATTCCGCAGTATAGATACGGAGTAGCTGCATTAACATGTAATCAGTATAAAAAAAGGAAAGATAAAAAATGAGTACAAAATCGAGGGCGGGTTTTTTATTGGAGGCACGGAATGAGTAATGCAAAAAAATACTACTGGCTGAAATTGAAAAATGATTTTTTCATGTCCAGAGAAATAAAGAAATTGCGCTCTGTAGCAGGGGGCGATACGTTTACAATTATTTATCTGAAAATGCAATTATTAAGTCTGAAAGATTCTGGAGCTATACATTATGAGGGTACTGAAGACAGTATAGCAGAGCAGCTTGCTATTGAGTTGGATGAGGAACAAGCAAACGTTTCACTAACATTGTCTTTTTTGCAAAAAAACAAACTGCTGGAAATAATTTCAGAAACTGAATATCTGTTAAACAGAGTACCTGAAAGTATCGGCAAAGAGACAGCAGCTGCGGAGCGAATGAGAAAGAAGCGTTTGCGTAACAATGTTACACAGCAGTTACCGCATGTTACAAATAGTTACACAGAGATAGAGATAGAGATAGAGAAAGAGAAAGAGATAGAGAAAGAGAAAGAGAAAAAAAAGAATATGCCTGCCGGCACCCCAACAAAACAAATAGAATCATTATGGCAGCAACAATACAAGCATCATACCGGCATACCGTATCACGATACCGGAGCTGACAGGGCAATGGCGAAAAAACTCGGTATTTGGGAGCGATACACTTTTGAGCAGCTGGAGTCATTAGTACTGTTATATTGGCTTGCACGGAAAAATCTTGATGGCACGGAGGAGCAGAAATATTACCCGCCTTTATTGCGCAGCTTTTACAAGGCGATACCCAGATTGGCACAGCATGAAAAAAAATCTAATAAGGAAATATTGGAGTCTTTATAATGTCGGATATAGCAAAGCGAAAAACAATTGAAGAAATGTATGCAAAGAAAATCTGGATGTTGAATCAAATTGAAAAAATATATGATTTGCATAAAGAACTTGACCGCTGCTTTGAAGATTTTAACGGGTATTCACCGGCGAGGATTGACTGGAAGTATGATAATTTCGAGAAAGACCGTGAGGAAAAATATATTGACCGTACAATGTGGTTTTACCTGGTCAATTTATTTTCTCTTGAAAAATATATGCTCTGTACAGATTATGCAAAAATGCAGAAAGATGTTACTGATTTCAAAACTCCAAAGTTTACTATTGAAAATGCAAATGGGTGGCTGGAAGGCTTAAAACAATTGATTTTTGAGAATGTGAAAACAATGGTGAAAGATGTTTATAAACGCATTACAAATGATGTATATTTTACCGGTTCAGGGTATGCAAACAAGAAAAAGAAAAAGCGCAACAATGCCGGGATTGATACGAATTTTATAATCACAACGTATGATTATTCCCGTGTTTTTTCGTACTGGAATAACAATCCAACAATTACGGATGATCTTGAAAAGGTGTGCTATATTCTGGATGGAAAAACGTTGCCTGATACAACGATTATACAGGAAATGAAACAAGAAGATTTATCAACACATAAGAATGATTATTTCACTGTAAAGTTATGCCAGAACGGGAACACTCACTATAAGCTGACAGATGAAACCAGAGACCGGCTTAATTTATGCGGGCCTGCCGGGGCAGTGATTGGTGAAAATATCAAGATAAAAGTTTTTGAAAGTTTACATTGAAAAATCATTGAGGAAGGTGTATATTTTAAACATGAGTACAAAACGCAAAAAATCAAAACAGCATAGAACCCGCTTAAAGCGTACAAAGGTATTTGCGTGCCTGTACTCCGCTTTTTGCGGGTTTTATATTTAGGAGGGATTATGTACGAAAAGCATGAATTAAACACAGTACCAAAACTTTCCGAGCATGACTATAGTGCACTGAAAGACAGTATTAAGCGGCATGGGTATTTATCGGAGTTTGGAACAATTGTTTTGTACGAAGACAAAATACTTGACGGTTGGCATCGGTATAAAGTTTGCGAGGAACTCGGCATTGAGCCGGAAATATCAGATTTTACAGGCGGCTATGAAGAGGCTATCTATTTTGTTATTGCAGCAATAAGCAGACGGCATTTACCGGACTTTGCAAAATACGAGGCGCTCTCAGGGTTGCGGGAAAAACTCAAAAAGCAAGGGAACGAGAAGCAAAAAGAAACGCTAGGCGGCTATAAACACAATGAGTCAGTTTTATCAAATACTGATAAAACTGATACTCATAATACACAAAAAAAACTATCCGAAGAACTTGGCTGGAGTACCGGAAAGACCGCACAGGCAGATTACATAGACAAACACGCCGATGAAAAAGCAAAGGAAAAGCTAAGGAGCGGTGAAAAATCAATAAACAAAGTATACGAAGAAATAAGGCATAGCAGCGCAACCGGCAAGCAGGTTAAAGAAAGAGTAAAAAACATAACAGCAGAAATTGAAGAAGAAATACGATTAAACAAGATAAAAAAACTTGAAGAACGCCCTGCATATATAAGGGCTGTTGATCTTGTTAGTGTATGCAGTGGGATAGAAGAAGCAATAGAACTTTGTCTTGAAGCTTTCCCGTTAGAAAATAGGTTATCTGATATAACAACTGCAATAAAATATTTGCGTACATTAAGTGTAAAAATTCAAAGGAGAAACTCTAATGGATGAGAAATATTTACAGGCAATGAGTAATACTACTCAATTAATTGAAGCTAATTTATCGGTAATAAAAGAACTCAAGGAACTTGTTTCTGAATATGCTGAAAAGGCAAAAGCCTATGATATGCTTGATGCAAAAGAGCAATGTTTAAGCATGAGCCAGGCTGGCAGTAAAATAAAAGAAGTGCTTGGTTTAAAGAAAATGAGTAGTCAGATGCTTATAAAACTTTTGTGTGATTGGGGCGATATGAGAAAAATACATAGTGGTTATCAAGCATACGAAAAAAATGTAGAGGCAGGGCATTATAAAAATGTTAGTAAATCTACAGATGCGGGATATATTGTACACGCTGTAAAGGTATCAGCTCCTAAAGGTTTATCTTATATTGTTAAAAAAATGCAAAAACAAAAAGAAAAACTTTCAGGATTGATTGAATATAAATAATAATTGGAGGCATTATGCAAGTGATTGAAGAAGGTTTTCCGATTGAGATTGATGTAAAGGATTTTTATTTTGAAACAAGCGACGAGGAAACCATTTCAGAATATGACAGGGAACTGGAAAGGCGCATGTTGCAAAGGGAAATTGAATTGACAGAGTATGGGCTTAATTGTCCGGAATGGTTTAAGCTGGAAACGTTTAAGCCCGCCGAAAAAATTCCTGAAATAATACCTGAAAAAAACTATCTAATAACCGGACAACCAAATGAAGGGAAAACACACTTGGCTTGTGGGATAGCAAGAAAATTGACAGCAGATGGACACGGTGTTGCAGAAAGGATATTTGAACCAGAGTTTGCAGAGTTCTACAAAATGCACATAGGCCGATATACAAATGACCTCAAAAATTACATTCAGAAAATAACAAGAGCCGATATTTTGCTGTGGGATGACATGTGCAGGACATTTTCGATGTATCCCGATGTAAAAAACAGCCTGCTAAACATCTTCAATAAGCGGGCTGAAAAACGGTTGCAAACAATAGTTACGTGCCAGTTTGGATATGATGAGATAGTTAGACAGTTTGGACAGGATTTTCTGCGGCGGGTTATACGCAAAGAAGGCAAAAAAGAAAATCATATTGAAGTATGCCTGTAACCCGGAAACGGGAAAAATATTATTGGAGGGTATTATGAAAGTGAAAGATTGTACAAGTAAACAGTTTGGTAGTACGTATGGTTTGGGTGACGATGTGGTATTCAGGAAAGATGAAACCAGAATGCACGGTATTATTGTGAGTGTAATTTTTACTGTTAGCAAAGTTGCGTATAAGATTTGTGCTCATAGTATTGCAAGCTGCCCGGTTTTTCAGATTGACTCTGAATATATAATCGGGAAAACAATGGAATAACCCGGTCGTTGGCCGGACATGCAGCTGTGCCTGTATTCAATCACAGTGCCATCAATTACAGAGCTTGCCCTATGCACAGATAGGGCATTAAAACAGGAGGCAGTGAATGACTAAAAAAGAACTTGAATTAAAATACATAAAATTACAGTGTTGCGCTAACTGTGATTTTTGCAGCATAAAAAAAATGTTTTTTAATTGGTATTCTTTTTCATGCAAAAAAAAGGAAAAATCATGCAATCCTGCATGGTGGTGTATAAACTATAAAAACACATGGCCATTTTGAAAGGAATGCAAAAATGATTAACCCCACAAAAGAACAGCTGAAAAAATGGCAAGAAGAAAATATCTGTAAATGGGAAAGGGTAAGCAAACTGACAAGGGTAAGCTGGACTAATTATTTTACAGAATGTGGACAAATACAGTCATTTTGCGGAGGTGATATAGAAGAAAACGATTATGTATATTGCCCGTATTGCGGAAGGCGGATTTTAGAAATATAAAACAGGAGGGAAAATGATAATAGCCGGTATTGATATAGGTCTGACTGGGTGGGTTGCATTTCTGGAAAAAGGGAAACCAATGCATGAGATGGCATACCCATTGAAGCAGGGCTGGAAAGATAGGTTAATGATTTGCCAGCATGTATACATCGAAGAGCCGCAAGCAAGGCCCGCGCAAAATGTCAAAGCAACTGCAACGAGTTGGAAAAACTATGGCCGGATAATAGGGTGGCTAGAATCTCACGGTGTGGAATATACAACTGTACATGCAGTAACATGGAAAGCAAAACTTGGATTGTCAAGAACAAAAGTTGTAAAAAATTGGACGAAAAAGCAGATTAAAGAGCATGCTGTAAAAGCGGCTGAAATTCTTTTTCCTAATGCTGGATTTTACGGCAGTAAAGGCGGCATGCTTGACGGAAAAGCGGAAGCCTATTTGATAGCGTATTACGGCGATGCAATCGAAAGAAAAAAATTGACTGATAAACGGTATTGTGATTGAATATAAGGATTGACAATGAATTAAAAAAGGTGTATACTAATTAAGGGCACGCTTCGTTTTACCTCCATGTTTTCGGAGCCTCTGCCCTTACTACAAAACAGGGGGCAAAAATATGCCAGAAATAGCCGCACTTTGTAAAACCTGCAAACATAATTGTAAGCAGTCCGCAGAAATGCATGTAGTAAATTGCCCGATGTACTTAAAAGATGACAATTAGCAGGAAAGTGTATATATGCATTTAGGGTACTCTGATAAAACAAAGGAGGGAAAATGAAGGTAGGAGAAATACTTGAAAAGGGCACGAGGGTAGTTACTATTTTCGGGCATGGAATTATAATGGCTTGGCGTAAGGATTGGAAAGGGTTTTGTTACTGTGTAAAAATTGATAATAACGGGATAAGGCCTGATCCGTGGTTAAGAACGAGTAGTATTGAGTTGGAGGAAAAGGAACATGGAGGCGGTCATGAGTGAAAAACAGATAAAACGGTATGGGCGGTATGTACAGAAACGGAAAAGGCAGATAATTCAGGATGCATTCAATGTTTTACTTGAGGCCGGGCTGTATGACCGTATCCGGTTTGCAATCCGGGTTATTTTCAAGACAAGGGGTTGGAAATGAAAGAGCAACGAAGGCCGGGGGCTATACTACTGCATAAAGGTAGACAACATGGGAGTAAAACTTGACCTATGGGTAAGGTCAAACAGTATTGAGGTAGAAGATGAAGAAAACAATTCTTGACACAGCTAAGACAATCGTATTTTTTGCTGCAATTATTGCAGTTCAGGTACTCATTGAATGGGCAAAGGTGGTTAATCCGTGAAAATAATCAATCCGAGGTTTCCGAATGGGTAGGCTGGCAGGGTATACACAAAAGCAGATACTCAAAGCGGTAAAAGATAGCGGTGGTATTATTAGTACAATAGCCGACCGGCTTAAATGCGATTGGCATACGGCAGAAAAGTATGTCAACAAGTTTGATTCCACACGGCAGGCATATGCCGACGAAAACGAAGTATTCCTTGATAGCGCGGTATCGGTACTAAAGACTAAAATTGAAGAGCAAGATTTACAGGCGGCAAAGTGGTTATTGGCAACAAAGGGCAAACACCGGGGCTTTACAGAGCGGCAAGAAATAACAGGCGCAGACGGTGTACCGATAGAAATAAAAATCAATAAACTAGGCAAGGAAGATGCAAAACAACTCACAGAATTAATGGCACGGTTGGAAGAATGACAAAACAAGAGAGCACTATAAAGGCACTTGGGGAGAATAGCTTATGGAGTTTTGTTCGCCTGTGCTGGCATGTGCTTGAACCCAAAACAAAGTATGTAGATAACTGGCACATAGAAAAAATATGCGAATCCCTCGAAGCCGTATCACGTGGTGAAATACAAAATCTACTTATTAACATACCGCCGCGGTGTATGAAGTCCCTACTCGTGTCTGTATTTTGGCCGGTTTGGCAATGGCTGCATAACCCTGGTCACCGGTTTCTGTGTGCAAGTTATGCGCAGAGCCTGAGTACACGGGATGCAGTCAAGGCAAGGCGCCTCATTCAGAGCCCGTATTTTCAAAAATACTGGGGAGACCGCGTGCAGATGCAGGAAGACCAGAATACTAAAAACCGATACGACACTAAACAAATGGGGTACCGGCTTGCTACCAGTGTCGGCGGTCTTGGCACTGGGGAGGGTGGTGATACGATTATTGTAGATGACCCTCATAATACGCAAGGGGCTCTATCAGAAAGAAAACGTGAGGAAACTATAACGTGGTGGGATGAGACAATGAGTACTCGTCTTAACGATGCGAAAACAGGCAGCAAAATTGTAGTTATGCAGCGCTTACATGAGCAAGATCTTGCCGGGCATATTTTGCAGCAAGAGCCCGGAGAGTGGTATCATTTATGCTTGCCGATGCGGTACGAGGGCGGGGCAGATGACCAACGCACAGAGGACGGCGCGCTTTTGTGGCCGGAAAAGTTTCCGGAAAAAGAAATAGCAAAATTAGAAATACGTCTTGGTTCTTACGGCGCGGCCTCACAGTTGCAGATGCGGCCGGGAGCCCGTGGCGGGAATATACTAAATATAAGCAATGTGAAAGTGTACGAAAGTTGTAAAGACTTTCCCAGAAACTTGCGTTGGTTGAGGGTGGTAGATTTTGCGCACAGCAAAAAACAAAGAACCGGGCATGACCCGGATTATACCAGCGCGACACTGTTGGCTTATAAAGATAACCAGCTGTATGTCCGGCATGTGTTCCGGACACGGTCAGCAGTAACTGAACGCGACGCGATGCTGCACGGTATAATTGATGGCGACCCTAAAGGAACATACTTAGTGCTTGAAAGAACAACGGACAGTCTTGACGCTTGCGAACAGTATAAGGAAAAATATCAAGGCTATAGAATAGTAAAAGAGTTTTCTCCGAAAAATGATAAGGTCATAAGAGCGAGTTGGCTGGAGCCGTTGTTTGATGCAGGCCATGTACATGCCGTACAGGGAGAATGGCTGCAAGCGTGGTTTGATGAGTTGAGAGTTTTCCCGGCAGGAGCACACGATGACCAGGTCGATAATTTGACAGCTGGGTATTGGATAGAATCACGGCATTTTGACTACGGAGTTTTGGGGGAGTTATGACGCAAGAGGATGGAAGATACAAAAAAAGACAACCAAAAATGAAAGCATGGGCAAGGGAAAGGGAGCGGTTAAGGAAAGAAAACAATGGAACATTGCCGGAAAATTATCAAGAAGTAAAAGGGGCTGAATAATGAAAATACTTGACGGGTTTAAAAATGTAATTACAGGAATAGGAACACTGCTAAAAGACAAGACCATGCAGAATATTCCTGTCGGCATTCAGTATCTCTCAGATAGAGAGCTTGAGGCTTTATACGTAGGGGATGGCATCGGCAAGCGCATCATATCGGCTGTAGTAGATGACGCTCTGAAAAAGTGGATACGCATAGAGGAAGATGTTGATGGGAAGCTGGACGATTATTGCAAAAAACTTAAACTGAAACGCACAATAAATAAAGCGTACAAACTTGCACGCGCGTTTGGGGGTGCTTTAGTCGTCATTGGTGCAAATGACAGGCTTGAGTTAGATATGCCTATTGGGAAAAAACCTAAAACGATAGAATGGCTGAGGGTTTATGATCGCAGATTTATACGCATACATTCCAGTGATTATGATACTGACCCAAACTCCAAACGGTTTGGAGAAATTGAATATTTTAACGTTGAGCCAGTGAACGGGAAACCTTTCCGGGTACACTATACCCGCGCTGTGCAGATACTTGGAGACGATATTGTCGAGGGTGCGTACAACCCGTACATAGGCTGGGGCATACCAGTGATGCAGTCAGTGTGGAAAGCCCTTGGCAGCACGTCAATGGCATTCAATATCGTAGAGATACTCATGCAGGAATGGGTACAGTCAGTCATCAGCATCAAAGGTTTGAAAGAGATGATGGCAGCTGGAGAGGAACAAAAAATAAAAAACCGTGTTGACGTTATGATGTACAGCAAAAGCATGATTAATGCTATTATTCTTGATGCCGATTCAGAGCAGTATGATAGGCAGGCTCTGGGCGGTACGGGATTACCCGAGATAATGGACAGAATGATGATGTACATATCTGCTGTAACAGGGTATCCTGTAACGAAAATATGGGGCCGGTCTGCCGCAGGGCTAAACTCTACCGGGGATGGCGACCTTAATAATTATTACGATTGGATTAAATCAGAGCAAGAGGACAAACTGCACGACCCGATACTGTATATTTTGCGGGTTATCAATTCCTCTGCGGATAGCCCGAAAATAAAGGACGTTACGTTTGAGTTTGTATCCCTCTATCAGCAAACAGATAATGAGATTTTAGAAATGCGGAAAAAACAGGCCGAAATTGACAGGACGTATTGGGATATGGACGTGCTTACTACTGATGAGATAAGGCAGTCAAGGTTTGGAGACAAGTGGACGATGGAGACTGAAATATCTGAAAGTGAAAGTGAGGGCAAACAGAATGAACTCGATGAATACAAAAAACTACTTGAAAGCGCTATTGCAGACAAAAATAGAGACCGGGAAAAAGCTGAAACCGAAAAAAACGAAGCCGATGAAGCTGCCGGAAACGGAAATGAGGCAGTATCAGAGCTATCTGAAGAAGATGACGAGGGAAGCTCGGAAAACGGTACTTGAAGAAATAATCCGGGAACTGCCGGCAGTCCTATTGCAGGCAAGGCAAGAGCGCAATGACAGCGCTGATTTCAGGCTTGACGCTTGGTACGATGTACTCCAGTCAATACTTGGCCGGGTTACTAACATTTTCAAAACAAAGAGCAACATGGCATATCAGTATGAAAAGGCCATGGCGTTTGCAGGGAAAATATCAACAAAGAATATGTTGCAACATAGAGCGGTTTTTTCTGCTGCTCTTGGAGTACAGTTTAACCCGCTAACTGAGGCATGGCTTATGCCGGAAATGCAGCTATGGGCAAGCCAGAATGCACAGTTGATAACCAGCTTACAACAGGGATATGCAGACGATGTCGCAAAGGCAGTGCGGGAAACTGTTATCCGCGGTGGTTCCATAAGGGATTTGACAGAGCATATCCGGGATAGACTGGAACCCGGCCTTGAAAAAAAAGCGGCCTTTATAGCGAGAGACCAAGTTGGCACTTTGAATGCGGATTTGACCCAAAAAAGACAAACGGATGCAGGAGTAACCAAGTATATATGGCGGACTGCAAAAGATGAACGGGTACGTGGAGACCCTGGAGGGATGTATCCCAGTGCTGAACCATCCCATTTTGACAGAGAGGGTAAAGTCTATGAATGGAAAAACCCTCCAGAGGGTGGCCACCCTGGAGAGGATTATAATTGCAGATGTACAGCTGAGCCGGATTTTTCGGATCTGTTGGCAGTATGGGGTTTTTAAATAAAAATGTTGACAAACAGAGTAGTGTGCCGTATAATGAGTATATACCTGCCTCTGGAGGCAAAATGCCAGTAATAAACAAAAATGTTGTCAGGTTTGATAGAACCAACAATTTCCAGTTAAAATTGACAGATGAGGGATATCTTAGAGCAAAGGCCAAACTGACAAGGGTTGGCATTTTTGATTATATCCAGCCAGATGGAACAGTCCGAAAAGAATTAAGAAAACCGGAAACCGTATTTGACGAGAAAAGTATTGAAACGCTCAAACTGGTACCGATCGTACTAGGCCATCCTGTCCGGGAAACAGGGGGGTTTATTGACAGCAAAACTGCACGCGGTTTAAGCAGGGGCGCGGTTGGGGAAAACATAACGATTGAAGATATTTTCCTTGTAGCAAATGTGCTTATTACGGATGAGGATGCAATTAAGGCAATACAGGATGAAGATTGTGAGTTATCATGCGGATATACTGGAGACGTAGTATTTGAGCCCGGGGTATGGGAAGGTCAACACTATGACACATGGCAGGACAATATACGCTATAATCATGTAGCAATCGTACGCAAAGGGAGGGCTGGCGATGAGGTGAAAATCTACTTGGACAGTGCTGACAATTTAGTCAGTGAAATAGAAACGGGAAAACAGGAAAATAAAAAGTTGGAGGATAATAAAATGCCAGAAAACGTGTTGTTGAAGAAAATTATACTCGATGGTGTAGAGTATGAAGCTGAGGCAAAAGTCATTGAAAAACTTGCTGAAGCACAGAAAAAACTTGATGAGTTGGAAAAGGATTTTTGCAGTAAAGACGATTTTTCCAAACTGGAAGCTGAACGCGATACTCTCAAGTTGAAGCTTGACGAAATGGAAAAGGGTGTTCTTTCTGAGGATGAAATCAGAAAACTTGCAAATGACAGAGCGGCCTTACTCGCAACCGCCATGCCGATTCTTGATTCCGATGACGTCAAGGAAAAGAGCAACATTGAGATTATGAGGGCAGTAGTGGAAAAGCACAATGCCGATATTAAGCTCGATGGAAAAGACGATGTTTATATTGAGGCCCGGTACGATGCTGTAATTGAGGAACTGGAAAAATCTGCTGCAAATAAGGCACGGGTACAGACCCATGCAATTCCAGATGGAAAACTTGATTCGGTCGATACCGCAAAAGAGAAAATGGAAGAGCGGATGAAAAACGCTTGGAAAGATGGAGGTACTGAATAATGCAGACAAGTTATCAGACAAGGCCAGATAGGGGTATGCCAGGATTGCTTTTTGATTTAAGGGCGTCCTGGATTGAAAGTTATGCCGCAGAGGGAGCTATTCCTTTTGGAAGATTTGTCCAGTATGGAACCGATGCAGAAAATCAAGTAAAACTGTTCGCAGCTGCCGGGCTACTTGCTGGGGTGTCAGTGCATACCCACAAAGAGCCTGGAGACGATGATGGATATGAAGATGAACAGGCAGTAGGGGTTTTACGCAAGGGTGTTATATGGATAGAGTTTGACGCCGATGCAGTAGGCACGCCCGGTAAAGGGGATGCAGTTTATGTGATTCGCGATACCGGCATTGCTACTGGAGACGATGACAGAGGTGATTTATGCCAGGGTGCGGTTTTTTATGGGGAACCCGTAACTTTTGGCAGCACACCGATGGTCGCGATTGAAATCGACATGACAAGCATGGCGGGTGTTCCTCTTACTACAATAACCAATTTGACACTGGGTGATTTTACTCCGGTTGCAGGAGAAGCGCCTGTCTTATTGCTCGACGATACACAGTGGACAGCTAAGATTGAGTGGAATGAGGATATGGACGGCAATGGCATGTTTAAGCCCTCAGAAGATTATACATGTACCGTAACTGTAACCCCTAAAGCTGGCTATACACTGGCAGGTATTGGAGCGAACACGTGGGTTGCTACTGGTAGTGATACCGATACAAACGATGCAGATTCTGGAGAGGTTGATGTAACATATGCCACTACTGCCGCCACGATTACTGCGATAGACCTTGAAACAGTCGTTGTAGCACCGGTTAAGGGTGCAACTGCGGTTGAGACAATTGATGAAACCCAGTACACTGGTACAGTGGTATGGCTGCCGGCTCTCGTTGGTGCTGGCGATGATGAGTTTGACGCAGAGGAAATCTATGAAGCAACCATCACACTCACTGCAAAAACTGGGTACACATTATACGGTATTGAGGCCGATGAGTTTATCCATGCAGGTGCTACCAATATAAACAACAGTGCAAACTCTGGACGTGTTGTAGCAACATTCCCAGAAACTTCGGCATAATGAAAGGAGAATGACAATGCCAGAAATAATAAGAACAAATTACCTTGACGATGCTCAGAGTGTTTTTTTTGGGAGAGAGCTGGAGCATATCAAGACGAAAACGTATGAACGCTTATACCCTGAATACAAGGCCATGAGGCTTATACCGGTATCAAATGAGGCAGGCCCTGCCGCCGAGTCGATAACATACCGTATGTATGATGGTGTAGGCATGGCTAAGATTCTTGCTAATTATGGGCAGGATTTGCCGAGGGTAGATATACTTGGAAACGAGTATACTAGTGTTGTAAGAGGGCTTGGAACTAGCTATGGATACTCTATCCAGGAAATAAGAGCCGCACAGGCACTTGGAAGAAAACTGAGTGAGGGAAAAGCTGCGCAGGCAAGAAAAGCAATTGAGGCAAAAATTGATGAAATTGCGTGGGATGGAGACGCTGCATATGGTATTCAGGGATTTCTAACAAATGACAACTACAATGAATACACTGTTCCGGATGCAGATGCTGTGGCAAGTCCTCTGTGGTCAAACAAAACTGCCACTGAAAGATATCGGGATATGGCAGATATTGTGGCGGCTTCAAAGATCGCAACCGGGGGTGTCGAGATCATAAATACTCTGCTTCTGCCGATTACTCAACATGAACTTGTTGCAAGCACGCCGTACAGCGCAAACAGTGATTTGACAATTCTTGAGTATTTCAAACGCAACCACCCTGGAGTTACTGTAGAATGGGTGGGCAGCTTGGCTACTGCTGGAGCTGGCAGTACGGCAAGAATGATTGCGTACAATCGTAATCCGGATAAAATCACGCTGGAAATTCCGCAGATGTTTGAGCAGTTTCCTGCACAGCAATCCGGGCTTGAGTTTGTAGTTCCATGCCATGCGCGTATCGGTGGAATTATTTGCCCGTATCCCATGAGCGTGACGTTTGGCGATGGTATCTAAAAAAAGGAAAGGGAAAACAGATGATACTGAAAAACACAGAAAACAGGATAGTAATGGTTGGATACCGTCAAGGTGGAAAATCATATCAGTACAGAGTGATGCCAGGCACTAATGACATACCGGAAAATCTCTGGAGCGTCATAGGGAAAATCAGTGTTGTGAAACGGAAAATTGAGCATGGTAAGTTTGTACTCAACAATGAAAAAACCCCTTTTCAGGGAATGACGATTGCAAAAAAAATAAAAGTCATTGAGGATAGTACAGACTTATCATGGTTAAAGTCCACAGCAAAAACTGAAACCGGAAAGGTTAAAGAAGCTGCTGCGGAGCGTATCAAACTGATTGAGGATGAAAAATGACATCAAGGGAATATTTGCAGGCTTTTATCCCAGCGTTGACGGATGAGGTTGCAGATTTTTGGCTCGACATGGCCGGTGCGTATGTAAGCGCAAGCGCGTTTGGTGCTATGTATACAAAGGCCTTAGCGCTAAGGGCTGCGCATATGTATACCATAGCATCACGCTCTGATACTGGCGATATGGTTACGTCAAAATCGGAGGGCAGCTTGTCCTTGTCGTTTGCATCCGGGGGCGCTGGCAGCTCGCTCGAAGGAACTGTATATGGAGACATGTACAGGGATATGGTTAAAGCCTTTATCCCTGGAGTATGCGTATCATGATTTACGGAAACGTTATGACTATAGACAGGGGTTGGGATGATGTTATGAAAGAGATTTCAGAGTTTGAAAACGCTACTGTAAAATGTGGGGTGCTTTCTGACTCTGACAAAGACCTTCTGCTTATAGCTGGCGTAAATGAGTTTGGCACTGATAGTGCAGGCCGGGGCAATTCTGTAAAGATACCGCCGCGGCCTTTTATTGGCACTATCATTGAACGGAATAAACGGGAAATTGATTCCTTCATCGCAGCAAGGCACGATGAGGTTATCACGAAAAAGCGCAAGACAAAACAAGCGCTTGATTTGGTAGGCCTGTTCGGTGTAAAACTGATTCAAAAAAATATCCGAGATGGGGGATGGGAACCAAACTCTGAAGTAACGATTGCGCTCAAAGGCTCAAGCAGGCCGCTTATTGATACCGGGGGTTTGATACAGTCTATACGGCATGAGGTGGATAAATGAGTGGATTTCGTGCTGCCAGGATAGTGAAAAGAAAATTTGGAGGCCAGTATTTAGAGGGTGTTTGGGTTGAAGGAACGGAAACGGAAATGACATTGATTCTCGGCATACAACCGGCAAGCCCTGAGGTCATATTGAACCTTCCTGAAGGCAGAAAAACAAGGCCGACTTTTGTAGTTTTTTGTGATGATGAGCTTATGCCACAAAGCGATGACGGGCGGGGGGATGTGGTTGTATCGGAGTACGGGAACTTGGAAGTTTTTTCCGTTGAGGCATGGCAGTCTGGTATCATTCCACACTACAAAGCCATTGCTCAAAGGACGGAATAATGGAAAGCTCTTTTTATAGTGTACTGGCGGATTTTTTCACAGAGGAAACTGTCATACAGGAGTACCAGAATGCACCTGCACCGGCAAGGCCGTATGTATCCTTCTTTGTAACAGCCGCCGAACCGCAAGGCCATGCAGAAATGTTATCAGTAGATGAAGAGGGCATGGCGGTATGCAGGCAGTTTTTCCGGGTAACTCTGAACATACAGTATCATGGAGACAATGCAGTAAATCGGTTAAATGAGTTTCACATGCATTGTGTTTCAAGATTGCAGTTTGACGATTTGTTTCCCGGCATCGGTATGATAGAATGGGACTCTGTAAAACCAGTACCGACCTTGGAGGGTATCGACTGGATGGAAAGGTCAATATATAGCCCGGTTTTTCTGGTTGAGCTAAGAACAACAGGACAGGAATTAAGTTACATAGAAAATGTAACTGAAGAAAAAATTGAGGAGTAGAAAATGGGAATATCTGAAATAGTAGATGTGCAAATAACAAGGGCAACCGTCACTGTGTCAAGGGCTGGATTTGGCACGCTCATGGTTTTATCGACTGAACCGGCATTTGACGAAGGCGAGCGTTTTCAGTATTATGCCAGTTTGGCCGCGGTTGATGCTGATACCGATATACCGACGGATGGAGACCTGTATGCTGCACTGACAGAAATATTTTCGCAGTCACCAAGATTGAGCAGAGTATGCGTTGGATTCAGGGATACAGACCCTGTGGAAACCGTGGCTGAGGCATTGACAGCAGCGGTAGAGGCTGGGGCAGATTTTTATGGAGTTACAACTACATCAAGAGTATTGGCTGACCAAGAGTCTTTGGCATCATGGTGTGAAACCGCCGAAAAACTTGGAGCGGTTGCAAGTGCTGAAGACGTAGACAAGGCCGTAGATGAAAGCGGTATTTTGTTTACCCTTGAGGATGAAGGCTATGACCGTACATTTGGTTTTTATCATTCAGATGCAGCGGAGTCATTTCCAGAAATGTGTTTATTGGCAAGGCAGTTTTCCCTTGACCCTGGCAGCAGTACATACGCTAATAAAACTCTGACAGGAATAAGCGCTGATACATTGACCGATACTGAAAAATCTGCAATAGAGGGCAAGAATGGAAACTGCTACATTGAAATAGCCGGAGTATCCTTGACCCGGTATGGCACTGTTGGGAGCGGTGAATACATTGACGTTATTGTCGGCCTAGACTGGTTAAAGGCACGAATGGCTGAGCGTATTTTCGGCATGATAGCATCTGAAGAAAAAGTGCCTTATACCGATGCTGGAGTTGCGTCAATTGCAGCTCATGTCAAAGCTCAATTATTGCAGGGAATAACTAAAGGCATACTTGCAGCTGACCCAGAACCGGAAGTGTACACTGTGGCAGTTGCTGATGTAGATTCTGCGGATAAGGCAGCACGACTATACCCGGATGTAACCTGGAGCGCGGTTCTTGCAGGGGCTATACATAAAGTTGAAGTCAGTGGAAGGGTATCAGTATAATTGAAAGGAGATTGTAATGGGAGAGTTTACCGGAACATATGACCCCTCGAAGGTGGTTGTTACCTGGGGAGACAGGATTTTGAAAGGTTTTGCCGATGGGACATTTGTTAAAGTGGAAAAATCGGCAGAGCAATTCACAAAGGCGGTTGGAAGCGATGGCAATGTTGCAAGAGTCCGTAACTGTGATAACAGTGCAGAGATTGCCGTAACGTTGATGCAGTCCAGTGAAACAAACGAATATCTGTCAGACCAGGCTGCTGAAGATGAATTATATGCAACAAAGGTTCAGCCATTTCAGGTGAAAGACCTTAGAGGGAATACTTTGGCGGTTGCACCGGAGGCATGGATAAAAAAGATTCCAGCTGCGGAGTTTGGAAAAGAAATGACTAACAGAGAATGGGTTTTCGATACTGGCTCATGCAGTATAAAACACGGAGGGGCTGAATAATGTTACACGAAAAGGAAAAACAGATAGACGGTTTTAACGTGAGGGTAAAAGCGTTTCCTGGAGTACAGGCAATCAGACTGAAAGCAAAACTTATGAAGCAGTTTTTACCCACAATTGCAACATTTGTCGGTGGTATTGACAGTAAAAGCATCGGCAATGCAATAGAGAACAGCAATGCTAACCATGATAGCGTATTTGATAACGATATTAGCATGGACGTTTTTACTAGCGCAGCAGAAAAACTTGTTGCAAATATCTCTGAAGAGGGGTTAGTGAGTTTGTTAGGTGAAATGTTTGAGTACACTTATGTGGAAAACGAAAACCAAGAATACAAAAACCTTGCAACTAACAAGAAGCTAAACTCGCTTTTGATAGATGAACTGTTTGTAGGAAGGTTGTTATCATTATACAAAATTGCATTTTTCGTCCTGGAGGTGAATTATCCCGATTTTTTCGGCCTGGGGCAAAGCCTAGTTGGACAGTCAATACAGCAAACCGATATTACAAAGCCGGAAAAAAGGATGCGACTGTTCAAAAAATAGGTCAGCTAGGTAATTTGTCCACAGATTTAGACCATGAATGGCCAATTTGGAGGCTGGTTATAAAACAGATAGCAACTTTAACAGAGTTGGAAAATACGTGGAGTTATTTAGATGTTTTGGCAGCAAATGCAGTTTTGGACATGGAAAAGGACTATGAGTATGCAATTTCGGGGTTAAGGGAGAAAACGTGATGAAAATAGCCCTCAAAACTGGCAAAAACACGTACACGGAGCAAATTATATGGTTTTGAGAGAACTTGTAACCCGATTATCTTTTAAGGTCAATGATGCCGGTGTGTCCAAGGCAAGGCGTGCTTTTGCCGGAATGAATAGAGCAGCTAATTTACTCATAGGTGCTGGCGTTGCTGCTGGGGCCGCTTTAGTGAAAATGACCGGTACTGCGGCAAAAGCTGGAGACAATATTGCCAAAACGTCGAGAGCTATGGGCGTCAGTATACGAGAATACCAGCGCTATGGGCAGGCAGTAAACTATTTGGGTATAGAAACCAAGCAATTTGATACCATGTTACGCAAAATGCAGATGACGGTTGGACAGGCTGCCCTCGGAGAAAAGATGTACATGGACACGTTTGACAATTTGGGGGTAAGTATTCACGATGCAAACGGGAAATTAAAATCAAACGAACAAATATTAAAAGAGTCCATGAGAGCCTTGGCGGATATACAAGACCCTGCAATGAGGGGAGCGCTTGCGCAAGAGCTTTTTGGGCGAGCTGGTGCAAAGATGGCTGGAGCTGTTTCACAGGGTGCGGATGCAATTGACCAGGCCTTGGATTCGGTGGACAAATATCACCACATATTGACAGATGAAGAAGCTATTGCATCGGAGAATTTTATTGACAGGCAGAATGAAATGACTCATGTTATGGGTGGAATAAAGTCAATGATTGCACATACATTGATACCAGTATTCACGGATGTAATTGTAGTAGTTCGAGATTGGTTTGCTGCAAATGGAAGCGTGATAAAACAAGGGTTGCAGGAGTTTGTGGCGGGTTTGGTGAATGTATTCAAAACCGCCTTTAATATAATCAGTAAAGTTGCAGGGGTTTTTACCGGCCTTTTTGGTAGCGTTGAATCGGGTACGCTCGGTATACAAAGATTGGTAGAAATAGTAGCCATGGCAGTAATTGCAATTAAGGCGGTAAGCATTGCTATTGCCGTAGCAACAAAGGCACAAATGATATTCAATTGGGTTCTTTCGGCAAACCCGATTGGAATAATAATACTGGCAATCGGCGCGCTTATTGCGATAGTAGCTTTGGTAGTAGAATATTGGGATGAAATCAAGGCGTTTTTTATCAGGCTATGGGAAAAAATAAAACAGGTTTTCAGGGATGCAATCGAGTTCATAAAAAACATATTTTTAAAATACCATCCGCTCGGAATGATAATTGATAACTGGGATGCAATAGTGGATTTTTTTGCGGGGTTATGGGCTGGTGTTGTTGGGATTTTTGAAGATGCATGGGCATACATACAGGAAATAATTGGCGCTATTGGAGATGCGGTTGATTTCGTTGTTGGGGCAGTAGAATCGGTAGGAGGATTTTTATTTGGCGGTAGCCCGGTAGAAATGGTAAATAGATTGCAGGCAGATGCTGGAGGTGCTGCTGCGTCTGGGGCTCCTGCTGCTGATGTGGTTTCCGCTGGAGTTGGAGGGAATCAAAATCTGAATGTCAATTCTCAGATTGCGATAAATGTTCCTAATGGCACACCTGAACAACAGCAATCATGGATACAGGAAAACACGGAAAAGGCCGTTTCTATGGAATGGCAAAAAATGATGAGAAGCATGCAAGCAGGTTTTGCAACGTCTGGAGGTTGACGCATGGGTGTCAGTACAAACGGTACTATTTTTATGGAAAAAAAGCTGAAGTTTTTGGGCCCGATAAAAATAGATATTTTGTCAAGCGAATCACATGAGATGTCATCTCAGGTACCGCAATTGCCGGTTGAAACAGGGGAGTCCGTATCTGACCATGTCATTAATGAACCGCGCCGATGCAGCTTGAGTTGTATGGTTACAAATACCCCAGTAATACCCGGCCTTGTTTCTGTAGCTTTACCGAAAATGAAAACCGTTTTCGAGCTATTAAAATGGCTACATAGTCGACGGGAAACAATAAGTGTAGTTACCGGTCTGGAGGTGTATTCCAGCATGATTATTAACAGTATATCCGTGCCGAGAAATAAGACGACTGGAGAGGCAATCGTCTTTGACGTTTCCCTGGTTGAAATAAAAACGGTTAGCAGTAATACTGTAGATGTTAATCCGGATAGCATCGGAGAACCGCAGGCGGAACCGGTTGCGGATATGGGTACGTCTGCGCCTGTCAGGTCTGTTCCTGCCGCAGAAAGTCCATGGGAAAAAATGTTGAGACAGATGAGAGAGGCGGCAACGGTATGATATATGTGTTAAAAACACACAGTGATTATACTAATTCATATAAAACGCGTATGACTCTTGACGGTCAGGAATACGGCATGCTTGTTAGGTGGAATCAAAGGGAATCTGCATACTATATGTCCTTGTACTATCAAGGCGATTTACTGATAGGCAGTGTCAAGATGATACAGGGGTATGACTTGTTTGAGCAATTTAAATCTGTGGAAAATATGCCGCAAGGCCGCATGTACTTGTACGATATTCAAGGCGGAATTGGGGCAACCACGGCAACCCCTGAAAACCTGGGGCAGCAGATACGTTTATATTATGAGGAATTGTAATGGCTTTCAACAGGGTTGTCAGTTTAACGGTTGGAAAAGATGGGCAGCAAGGGATTGAAATAACCGGGCTGCACATGGCGTTTACTGTGAAAAAATCGGACACTGAAACCAAAAATGAAGCAACAATTGACGTGTGGAACATTAATCCGGATACGTTTGCGCTACTGCAAGAACCGGATACCGTGATAATCTTGAAGGCGGGGTATGAGGATGAAGGTGGCGCGCGGCCTATTTTTTTCGGCGGTATCAAAAACGTTGACGTTGATAAGTCCAGTCCAGATTGGAAGTATACTATTTATAGCCTTGACGGATATCGAGCGCCTGAAAAGCGTAGGATCTCCATGAGTTTTGCTGGAGGCACTTCAAAGCAAATTGTGTTTGACAAGGTTGTCCAGTCGTTCAATTTGTCCATCGGCCGTAAAAAAGACATCCCCGGCAAGTTCGAAGGCGGGTTTACATACATAGGCTATGCAGATGATGCGATAAACAAGATACTCGATGGAACCGGATTAAAAGCACGTGTACATAATGAGCTTATTTATATCCTTGAAGAAAATGAACGAGTATCAGAGTTTAAAGCAACCCCTGAAACCGGGCTACTTGGCAGGCCGGAACTACACACGGAGGATGACAGGACATACTGGACAGTGCGTACTGTACTATATACCGATATCGTCCCGGGGATGACATTGAATATCGAAAGTCAAGATTTGTCTGGAGCTTTTCCAGTGGCTGCTGTAGAGTATAAAGGCGATACTCATGGAGAAGAGTTTGTCTGTACGATTGAGGTAGACCAATGAAAGAAAACTTTACCGATGTAATGAAGTCCGGTATGGGAAAAGCCATGAAGTCAGTCCATACAGCAATACCGGCTGAAGTCACCAGCTTTGACCCGGATACCCGGAAAGTATCTGCCAGGCCGGTTGTCAGAGATAACGCCGATGGAGTCTATACGGATTTCCCTGAAATATATGAAATACCGGTACAATACCCGGCGAGCAGCAAGGCCGGAATATGCTTCCCTCTTGAGCGGGGTGATACCGGCATGCTCATTTTCTGTCAGGCAGATATTGAGGGATGGTGTCAAAGGGGTGGCATGCAAAACCCTGGTACGGAGCGCAAATGGGACTTGACAGATGCGATATTTGTTCCGGGCGTGTTTCCGTTTAATGAGAAAAAACCTGAGATTGAAACGGGTAAATTGGTTATATGGTATAATGAATCGAAAATAACGATTGGCAGCAAAGTAACGATAGAGAATTCAAGTGGACAATCTATGGCCGGTTTAATAGATAGCCTGTTTACGACATTGGCTGGAGCGGTTACTACTGGAAGCCCTGTCAGTCAGGTATTGAACCCGGCAACAATATCGAGCCTGAATGCATTGAAAGCACAGTTTGCGCAATTACTGGAATAGGAGAAAAGCATGAGTTTGAAAGACGATCTTGAAGATCTGTACGATAGTGCGAAATCTGACCCGATGACTGAAGAAGAGTTTGCAGAGGGTATGGAAGATGTTTTTTCGGACTGGGCGGTTGAGGGAATAGACCACGATGGCCTAGCTGGAGTAGACGATGCAGGCGCTGGAGTAGATCACGGCCATGTTACTGCTGATACTCAAACGTTTGCAGGCGATAAGACTTTTTCCGGCGCTGTGGATATATCGTCCGGCAAGTTGGATCTGTCAAAAACTGGAGAGTCAAACAGTATTGATGTTGGCGAAGGGCAAACCAGCAACCAATATGCATATGTAGATATGATTGGCGATACAACGTATTCGGATTACGGATTGAGATTGATACGCTATAATACTGGCGCAAATGCAAGAAGCGAGTTAAAACATAGCGGTACAGGCAATTTAGAATTACGCGCTCAACACGGAGGCGATGTCTATTTGATATCCGGCAGCAATCAAGGTTTGGTGGTTACTAGCAACAAAACGTTATCTCCCAGCATAAAAGATACTACCACAACTGCATCGGCAAATATGTATATAAGCTCTATGCTTGGTATTATATACAGGACAACTTCTTCCGCAAAATACAAAACTGATATAGAAGATATACAAGACGAATACAGCGAGCAAATATACAACATGCGTCCTGTATGGTTCCGGTCTACATGCGAGGATGACCGCAAAGACTGGAGCCATTGGGGATTGATTGCCGAGGAGCTTGATAAAATTGATAAACGGTTAGTGCATTACGGATACTGCGAAGATGATTATGAAGAAATTGAAAAAATAGTCAAAGAGCCTGTAACAAGAATCAATGCTGAAACTGGGAAAAAGGAAGTTGTAGAAATTGAAAGAATTGAAAAAGAGCGCGTCCTGAAAAAAGATGCAGTAATAAAACCGGAAGGCGTCCAATATTCAACAATACCAGTTTTAATACTAAAAGAAGTCCAGAAACATAAAATAGAAATAGATAAAATGAGACAAGAAATAGATGAATTAAAGGCACAAATTGCCATTTTATTAAATAACATTATAACTTTATAAAATGAAAGGATAATGGTGATGTATGCAAAAAATGAAGGTACGAATAGACGAGCTGGAGGCAAAAATAAATGGTTGATTTTTTACTTGATGAAAATGATGAACTAACTTTTGATGAAGGTGATATACAGCTTGTATCAGCTGAAGACCAGATAGCGCAAGCCCTGAAGATACGATTGCGTAGAATCATAAATGAAGACTTCCATGATAGCACGCGTGGCATTGATTATTTTGGGCAAGTGCTTGGCAAAGGTCGAGATTTAAGCACAATCACTGCAATTATGCAGAATGAAATAGCATTAACCCCAGGGGTTAATAGTATTCTTGACATATCTGCTGAGATTGGAGAAGATAGAACACTGGAAGTAAGTTTTTCAGTTGATACAATATACGGGGTTTTGGAAAACATACAACTGGAGGTATTAGTATGATCGGTGGAATAACAAGAGATGGTTTTGTGTTGCCTACATATCAGGAAGTGAGGCAAGAGCTGATTGAACTATTCAAGGCGGCATATGGAGCCGATATTGATATATCGAGTGGTTCTGTAATTGAGGAATTGATAAATATTTTTTCATTGCGTGAAGTCAATTTGTGGGAAGTTTTGCAATGGTGTGATATGTCAAGAGACCCTGGAAGTGCTGAGGGAATCAATTTGGACAGGATTGCGGCAATAACCCTTACAACGAGATTGCCCGCAACAAAGTCCGTTTGCCAGTGCGTATTTTTTGGAGAGGATGAAGGCACTGCTGGAGAGGGTTCTATTGTCTCCAGTCCACTAACCGGTAATACATTTGAGCTGCTGGCCGATGTTGATATTGCTTCTGGCGATACGGTGGAAGTATATATTGAGATTGCCAGCATTGCAGCTGGCACGTATACAGTAACGATAGATAGTACTGATTTCAGCTATGTGGCTGCCGGCACGGAAACCGAGGATGAAATCATTGACGAGATTGTAGAAGACGTAAACTTTGAAAGTCTTGGCATAACTGCTTCAAATGTAGACAGTGAATTAAAACTTATAGCCGATGACAATTCCACGACCATGGCGGTAACATTAACTGGCAATCTTGCGTTTACTCTTGTAGGCTCTGTTGGGGAAGTAACATGTACTGAAACTGGGGCAAAAACTGCGCCGTCTTTGTCGATTACTGCTATCGACAGTCAAACAGGAAGCTCTGGTTGGGAATCGGTAAAAAACTATGAAGCCGCTCAATTGGGACGGGAAACGGAAACCGATGATGAGCTGAGAATACGTATGAGGGATGCAGTTGGAGCGCAAGGTGCTGGCACCGATGAAGCAATCGCGGCAAGGCTGAGGCAGTATGTCGATGGCGTGTCGTATGCATACGTAGTGAGTAACCGTACCGCCGCAGAAGATGGAGATGGTAGACCGGCAAAGAGTTTTGAGGTAATTGTTGAGGGTGGTGATGAAGATGAAATATGTGAGGCAATATGGAACTTAATGCCGAGTGGTATCGAACCCTATGGACTTGAAGGCCCTGTGGAAGTGCTTGACAGTCAGGGTTTTAGTCAGGAGATATACTACACCCGGCCTACTACTATATATGTTTGGATCAATCTTGAAATAGAGCTATACGATGAAGAAGTTTTTCCTGGCACTGGTAGCAGTCAGATCAAGGATGCAATTGTGGCTTGGGCAGCATCAGAATACTCGGTGGGCAAAGACGTAATAAGACAACGGTTGGCAATTCCTGTTTATAGTATTCCGGGTGTTGGCGAAATAACAATTGAGATTGCAACGTCTGAAGACCCTGAATTTGAGCCAGACCCATATGGTACGGATGATATTGCAATCAGCTCAAGAGAACGCGCAGAAATTACGTATGAAAGAATCACAGTAACGACAGTGTAAGGAGTGAGTATGCAAAAAATAGACTATGAAGACCTGCTTGTTTCCCTGCTGCTGTATCAGTTTGCGGATAGCGAAACCATAAAGGCAATATTGGAAAATGCCGGGGCTATGGCACGAACCCTCGAAGATGCAGCTTGGGAGCTTGCAACGGAAACGTGGATTGATGATGCAACCGGAATATATCTGGACAGGATTGGCGAAATTGTAAACGTTGGCCGCTCAGGACGGGACGATGAAACATACCGGAATCTGATACGTCTTGGGATTGCCGTCAATGTCGGGGGTGGACAACCTAATTTGATAATGGAGGTGGTCAAGGCCGTATATGGAGCCAGTTATGTGCATTATGTACCGGATTATCCTGCAAAATTTATTTTGTACCATGACGGAGTTTTGGGGTTATATTTTGAGGGTGGGTTTGTTCTCGATGAAACGGAAAACTCAGGAGAGCAAATTGGTTTTTCTGACGGGTCATTAATGACGTACAGGGAATCTGATACGGCAAGTGTTGATCTTGTTTCAAGGATCGCACCTGCCGGGGTTTTGATGGAAATTACAGCAGAATAAAAAGGGGAGTAAATTATGGCAACTGAAAAAAACATTACTGAATTATCTGAAGCAACGGTTGGGGCTATTGCAGACAGGTATCATGTATCACAGTCCAGTGTTGACAAACAGATATCTGGGGCTATTCTGTGTGATTTTGTTGAGGAAACCGTAGGGGATGACGCAAACACTGCCGAAAAATTGGTAAAGCGCGATGCATCGGGAAACGCAAAGGTATCTGACCCCGTAGTTGATTCTGATATAGATACAAAGGGAGCAAGAGATGGTAAAATTGAAGAATACACGCAAGACAAGGATTTTGAAGCAGGAAGTATATATAGAACTTCTGCAGGCGTTGAATCTGCAATAACAATAAAAAGGAAAATAATAGAAATAGGTATATGGAACATGGACTCAACTATTGAAAAAATGGTTGATATAGGGTTTAGAACAATTACAGAAATGGAAAAAATATTGTCTGTTTCTGTAATTATCTTTAATGATGAACTGAACCACGCAAGAAGAATTGAGGCTGGATTTATTAATGAAAGTAGCGGATATTTTGATATTGCGATATTAACTGCAAGAATATTTTTGAGAAGAATGTCTTCTGGAGCGTTTGACTCGACATCCTATGACGATGAAGTAATAAATAGAGGATTTGTGTATATTGAGTATATGGCATAAAGGACTGGCATGGAAAATCACATTGAAGAACAGCTTAAAAAAATAGACCACAGTTTTGTACGCTTTATGGAGGCCTAGTGTATTACAGCCGTATATCGTAGTTAAGATGTGGAAGCGAACAGCATAGAAAATTGAAAGGCTTAGTTATGGCAAACGGAGACTCAACTAAAATATGGGAAGAAATTAACGAAGCCAAAGGAAAGCTTGCAATGATACAAACTGAAATAGAACACCTGAAAGACGCACGGAAAAACATGCGTACTGATTTTACACCGCGTGAATTATGCACGGAATACCGGCGCGATGTATCGGAAAAGCTGGATGATATAAAAGAAATCCTGAAAGGCCGAAAAGACAAGGCATGGCAAATAGTAGCGCCGATAATATCAAGCCTTGCCAGTGCTTTATTGCTTGCGTATATTTTGCATAAGGGGATATGATGCTAAGAAAAATACTGCATAAAATATCAAGACATATTCAGGAGCTGCGACCTATGGACTGGGTACATACTAGCACAAAAGATTTAACGCAAATTAAAGAAAACTTTATCCGGCATGCACGGCTTCAGGGAAGCAACGATAATAATTGGGTTATAGATTTGGGTTTTTGCAGATACTATTTTGACGCTGATAGCTGGGAGCGCGCGCGCAATGCTGGAAACACGTTTCAAAGAATGCTTGAATTGACAAATGCAAAAACCTTTTTGTGTCTTACTGCAATCGGTCAAGAAGTTGATACTATACACATTTCCAGTCTGTGGAGGCCGTGGGGTGGGACGGTACATCCGGCAGGCTATGGCATAGATATATCAATACTGGGAGACTATGCAATGTACCGGGAAAAAAGGCAGCCCGAACCCGTGGGGCTTGATAAAATCAGGAATGCAATTTGGAAAACCGGACTTCTTCAGCAGTGGATAGGCCCGTATAAAATGCGCGGTATTAATATTGCAGGGCACTGGGTAGAAAATACGGCACGATACCAAGACGATAAAAACGCGCCTGCATTACACGCTCAGCATGTGAATCATGTACACATAACCGTAAAGGGGTAAATCATGGAAGCTAAAAAGAAAGACATTATTTTCTGGTTTGACCTTGTATACATTTTGATTGCATTTATCGGCTATTTTTTAGCGCCGTCAAAATCGGATTATGTACAGGTATTAGCGCTTGGAATTATACCGGTACTTACTGCGTTAAATATCGGAATATCAGCAAGCATTTTCAGGGAAAAAACCAATGTTAGAAAACGCACTTAGATACTGCGCTGGAATAATCGGCGGTATAATTATCGGCTTCCTGCTTGGCGATGCCTTAACCGCGCCGGAATACTTAGACCGGAATGTATTCATAAAACCGGATACGATTATTCAGCACGAAATAGAGCCGCTGATTTTAAAGCCGGACTGCAAAGACATTGCATATTATGTGCATGAATTGAATCAGTATAGGACGCTTGCCGGTAGTATTATAATATCAAGCAACCGCATACATGCAGGCCTATATGCCAGGTCTTGGAGCATGGAGTATGGAGTATCCGGGAAAAAGAACCTGGCATATATATTTGTTGGTACACATATCGGTGCAGGATATATGAGATTGCTTGATTCTTGGGCTCTCGGTATTCAGATTTTTTTTGATGAAAAAAAGCCCGGCATTGCCTTGCAGGCCGGATTTTTATTTTAAACTCGTCTGTTTTTCCTTTTCTGCCCCCCCATGAGAGCGTAAAACCCTTGATTGGGGGGTTTATTTTACCCTCAAACGCACATAAACGCGCTGTAAGGCCATTCCAAATTGAAACCGGTACAAACACACACATAGGCAACACTAAAAAAATTGAATCTGGAGCATCCTGAGAGGTTTTTTTGGGTAAGTAAAAAAAGTGAAAAAAAACGAAAAAAAAACAAAAAAAACCTTGACAAATGCCAAAATGTGTCGTATACTTATTATAGTAAGAAACACAAACAAACAGGAGGCAGTAAAATGACTAACACACAAAAAAGACTTGAAGAATTGAAAGATGAGTATTTTATTCAGAAAAAAGATGCTTTTGAACTTGCAGAAATGGCACGTAGAGACTATACGTATAGAAGCAAAGAAGGCAGAAATGTAAAAGCAAAATTATGGGATGTGGCTTTAGGCGGCGGATGCCCCGGTCTTATTTTTGAAGCTGTAGAAAAGCTTGTTGAAAGATACAATTAACAAAAATTACACTGCTGAATAAGCAGCAAAAAAACAGGAGGCAGGAAATGAGATTTTACAATTATGCAGAATGCACAGAGTTTAAAGATATGCAAAATGCATTGACTGATTATGCTGAAAAAGTCGGCAATATGTATTCTGATTTTGTTGCACTTGAAGAGGAATATATATCACAAAAAGAACACATCGAACAGTTACAAGCTGAAAACTTACGTTTGACAAGGCGTAATATTGAGCTGGAAAAGTTTTTAGAAACTTGTGAAAGCCTTGAACCGGTAGAACATTACTTAAACAAAATTATGGAGGTGGAAAATGTATAACGAAGATGACAATGTAAATGAAAGAATCTATGGTATCTATGATGACACGGAAAACGACAGACTGGAGCGGGAACAGGAATTTGACGAGCCAGAATACTATGAGGAGGATTATTGTGGATAATACTAAAATATGGGATGAAGTTTGCACTGTGCCGCCGCAGGCGCAAAAATCTATAAAAGGCGGTAGACTTTTTGGCATGACTGATATAAGCCCGATTTGGCGGTATCGGAAAATGACGGAGCTTTTTGGTGCGTGCGGCGCTGGGTGGCGATATCGAATAATGGATACATGGCAAAATCAACACGGAGAACAGAAAGCCGTTTTTGTAAAAATTGAGCTAGAATATAAAAATGGCGATACGTGGAGTTCTCCTATTCCAGCAATGGGAGGCAGCATGCTTGCAGAATGGCAAACCGCAAAAGATAAAACAAAATATATTTATTTTTGCGACGAAGCGTATAAAATGGCGTTGACGGATGCGCTGTCGGTAGCAATGAAAATGATCGGGGTTGGCGCCGATATATACGCAGGTCAATCAGACAGCAAATATACTGTAGCAGGGCAAGAGACAATAAAACCACTGGTAAAAAAAGAACCGGCTGAATTGGTAAAAATCAAAGCTGAATTATTGGCGCTTGCAATTGCAAAGGGAATGGATAAACTTGCGCTTGTAAAATGGCTTGATGCGGAAGATTACAACCGCGAAGATGTGAACGCATTAATGCAAGCAAAAATTGCGCTTGCTAAAATATAAGGAGCATAAAATGGCATATTGGAACAGTGGTACAATTAAGGGCAATCTCACGCGGGATGCTGAAACGGGTGCAACGCAAAGCGGTAAATACATTACTAAGTTTTCTATCGCAGTAAATCACGGCAAAGAAAAAGTAAGCTATTTTAGCTGCGTTGCTTTTGATTTACCGGACTGGATTAAAGCAGACTTAAAAAAAGGCGTACCGGTTATATGCGAGTATTCATTACAGCAGGATAGATGGGAAAAAGACGGCATTAAAAACAGTGTAGTAAAATTGATATGCCAATCAGTCCAGCCTATCCCGCGCGATAAGCAGGAGAAAAACGCGGACTATGGAAACACCGCGCCGGATCGGGATTTTTTCAATGAAGCCACTGAGCCAAAACGGGAGCCGCTGATTGAGATGGATTCTTTTGCAGACGGGGAGGTCGTTTTCTAATGCCGGGGATGCATATAATACTTGGCGATACTGGATTTTCTCGGGTAGAATAAAAAAACAAATGGAGGCAGGAAATGATGGCTACTCGTCATTCTGAGAACCTGTACTATACCAGCTCAAAGATTGGGCTGGTATCAATACAGGATGGCAGCACAAAGTTTATTGAACCCGGGCAGGTTATTGCAGTACAGATTCCAGAAATAACAGCAAGGGAGCACAATACTATCAAGGGATATTATGGCATGCTGAAAGAGTTTGTCAGTTCAATGCCGGAATGGGCAGCAAGAAAGTTTTGGTATAACCTTTTGAACCACCTTGCAGTATACCGGTCAGTAGATGTACAAACATTGCACCTAATGTTGAAGGCAATTTTTGACATCAAAAGCGTATCTTATGAAGAGCTTGGAGAAAACAAAATGAAAGAATATAAAAAAGCAACAGAGTTTTTACTGAAAGAAATGGGCGCCGCGTGGGGCTGGAGAGGAGAAAAACAATGAGTAAAGAGTTGAAATCGTATACACTCAATGTAAAGTTGACTAAAGAGGAATATCGCAGAGGAAAAGAATTGAAAACACGGGTTAAGGCTGCCGGATTGAGCGTCGAGATTGTCCGGGCTGAAGCGATGATTGATCTGTATAATAACCCGGGAAAATATATCGAAAAGGCGATGGCCAGGATGAGGAGGTATGTATGAACGTCCATTTGATTTGGAAAATCACGGGGATAGCAGTGATTGCAGCATGTTTGATTGATATTTATATCCGGCATTTTTACGGCTTGAAAAAAGAAAAAACTGAATTGCAACTCCGGCGCGCGCGGTATATATCGGCAATGGCATGGTTTGTTTCTGCTTTCAGCTTGCTGATTATCGGGCTGTTTGCAATTGCCGAACATATCCGGAGGTTGTTTCTATGATATGGATTATACTTGTTTGCTTGATTATCACAGTACCGGCTTATAAAATGATGCTATCTATTTTAGATGAGGAGACTAGAAAATGAAAAATCCAGCTATTAAACAGCTAAAAAAAATGCAGGCATGTAAAAAGGGGATTGAATGGTTTAAAAAAAACAAAAAAAGCACATTAGAAGAAACTATTTTGTATGCAGATTATGAAGGGTTGGGATATGCGAACTGGTATATTGCGCATAGTTTTAATTCTGATAATAAAGTTAGATATGCGATATATGCGGCTGAAAAAGTCCTACATATATATGAGGAGAATTATCAAAATGACAAACGCCCGCAGGATGCTATTAAAGCTGCAAAAAAGTGGATTAAAAATTCGACAAAGAAAAACAGTTTAGCGGCTTATGCGGCTTATGCGGCGGCTTCTGCGGCGGCTTATGCGGCGGCTTCTGCGGCGGCTTCTGCGGCTTCTGCGGCTTCTGCGGCTTATGCGGCTTATGCGGCGGCTTCTGCGGCTTATGCGGCGGCTTCTGCGGCTTCTGCGGCTTATGCGGCGGCTTCTGCGGCGGCTTATGCGGCGGCTTCTGTGGCTGATGTGGCTTATGCGGCAAAAGAAAAAACACTAAGAAATATTGTAAATTATGGTCTTGAATTACTGGAGACTAGAAAATGACATCAAAAGATTATCACAATTTAATGCGTGAAAAATCAATACAAAAAAACGGCTTTGTTTGTTTGAATTGTGGGAAGACCGCCGAAGGATTGGCGCACGGAATACCTCAAAGAAAACCGGAGCTTGCTGAGTACGGCTGGCGGGTTGTGCATCACTGGAGCAATCTTTACCCTGCCTGCAATTCCTGCAATGCTGGCTTTCAAAAAAAACAGTATGAGTATTTAGAATATGCAAGTGAAATAATGGAAAAGATAATTGAAGAAGATGGCGAAAAAATACATGGATGAAAGGGTGGCAAATGAAATATATAACAAAAAAAGAGTTAGGGGTATTGAGGATAATATGTACCGAAACGATTCCGGGTATTGTAGATGTTGGGCAGGAGGGGGGATTGATAAACAATGAAGATAATTTGTCGCAAATAGGAAAGTGTTGGATTTCCGGCAATGCCCGGATTTTCGGCGATGCCCAGATTTTCGGCGATGCACAGATTTCCGGCAATGCACAGATTTTCGGCGATGCACAGATTTTCGGCGATGCATGGATTTCCGACGATGCACAGATTTCCGGCGATGCATGGATTTCCGGCGATGCCCAGATTTTCGGCGATGCACAGATTTTCGGCGATGCATGGATTTCCGACAGTGCACAGATTTCCGGCAATGCACAGATTTCCGGCGATGCGTGGGTAAAAAAATCGACAGAATATATGACTATTGGCCCACTCGGTTCAAGAAATGCAGATACAACTTTTTATATCGACTATAAACATGATATATGCGTTACATGCGGGTGCTTTTCTGATAGTATTATTATGTTCAAAAAATACGTGATGAATAAGTACTCAAAAAACAGCATTTACGGGATACAGTATCTTGCCGCAATCCAATGCGCAAAAACAATATTATCAATAGGAGAAAACAATGACTAATATACATGGTATGCCGGAATGGTTTACAAGGGCAGTAGAAAAACAGCAAAGGCAAGTACAATATATATGCTAATTACACAGGAGGCGGTAAAATGAAACTGTATGAAATCACAAACCAGTACCAAGAATTACAAGACAAAATTATCCAGACTGCGCAGGATAACGGCGGTGAAATACCCGCGGAGCTTATTGACGAGCTAAACGCATTACAGGACACTAAAGAAGAAAAGCTCCGCGCATGCTGCTGTATGTATAAAAACACAATAGCCGACGCGGACGCAATCGATGCAGAAATAAAACGCCTGCAATCACGAAAGGCAAGCGCGCAAAATCATGCGAATTGGTTGCTTGATTATATCCGGAATAATATACCGGCAGGTGAAAAACATGAATGGCCTGAAGCCGTGATAAAATGGCGAAAAAGCACGGCGGTCAATATTCTTGACGTGGAAAAAATCCCTGAAGGATATGTGCAGAAAATCGTTGAACTAAAACCGGATAAAAGAGCAATTGCCGATGTTTTAAAATCCGGCGGTGCTATTTCAGGAGCTGAGCTTGAAGAGCGGCAAAACATGAGCGT